GCTTGTGTTTTAAGATATTTAAACGCTTTATGATTGAAGCCCGTAGCATAGATACCTTCAAAAGGTAAGTTGCGTGATTGGAGATACGAATGGAATCCCATCGCACCAAGACCCAACGACCTTTCTCGATAAGCCGAGTAGGCAGATTTAGTAAAGCCTTCTTTGCCCGGCTTAATATGTTTTTGAAACCTTTTAAAGTTTGCATTGTACTCTCCTAAGTTATCTGTATCGACAGCGTTATCAATATAATGTTGAAGCACGTTGTCTAGCATGGTTATTAAATCTTCAATGAACATAGGGTTTTCTGACCATTCATCAAAGTATTCTAAGTTGACAGAAGATAAACAACATACTGCTGTTCTTTCTTCGTTAGTAGGTAACGTAATCTCAGAACAAAGATTGCTCTGTTTGATTTCTAATCCTAAATCTTTTTGTTCTTTAGGTAAAGCTTCGTTACATCTATCTATGTTGACCATGTAAGGCTCACCTGTCTCTGCTCTAGCATTAATGATCTGCCACCACAAGTCTCTAGCATTTACAATCTTAGTAGGCTCGTTAGTCTTAGGGTCAATCAATCTAAAGTCTGCATCTTCTTCAACAGCTTTCAAGAACTCATTGGTAATGTTAATACCATTATGAAGATTAAGATTCTTACGATTAATATCTCCACCTGATTCTTTACGCATGTTAATGAACTCTTCAATCTCCGGATGAGATATATCCATGTAAGCTGCATAAGAACCACGTCTTGTTGTGCCTTGATTAAAGGCTAACATCTGAGAATCTACGACATGGATGAAAGGAATTGAACCAGTAGAACGACTGCCATGAGTAGTAGAAATACCGTTACTCCTAATATCTCCCCAATATCCACCAATACCTCCGCCTGAACTCGCCAACCATATATTCTCGTTATAGTGAGCAGATAAACCATCCCTGCTGTCAGGTACATAATTGAGGAAACAGCTAATAGGAAGCCCACGACTTGTTCCTCCGTTACTAAGTATAGGAGTGCTAAACATGAACCAACAGTTGGAACTGTAGTGATAAAGCCTTTGAGCCAAGTCAAAATCTGTGTGACCTTTGTAGGTAGCTCCGAAGACTGAGGCTCTGGCAAATGCTTCCTGTGCGTGTGTTTCTTTAACTTCGATTTCCCCATCTTTATTACGTTTCTCCCATAAGTATCTATCCTTGAGTGTGTCAAGGCTAAACTTATCTAAATTTTTTTCGTTACTATAATTTATTTTTATACCAAGATATTCCTTGATACCTACTTTATCTTCTATCATTATATGTTCTCTTTGTCGTGTACATAAAGCATTATTATAGCATAGTGTAATATTTTAAGCAAGTCTTTTCTGTTCTTTCCTTCTTTATTACCGTAGCGTTTAGCATACTTCATAATATTACCAAGACTAAAGCCCTCACCATGTCCCGAATCAATAATAACATCGGTAGCCTGATATTTATCGGATGCATAATGCTGACTGTATGTAGCATCAATGTATCCTTTAAGCTCTTGTAATAGTTTGTCTTCATTAAATTTGTAATTAGTTTTCTTCATGTTTCCATTCCTTAGGTAAAGTCTCTTCGCTATACCATGTAAAGTTATTTGTTTCAGCCCATTCAGCATGTGTTCTTTTTGTTCCATCTTTCCTAACCTTGGCTCCCGGCATAGGAGAGAAAGGCTTTTGAAATAAAAATATTAACTCAGTATTTTTTGGAAGTGCTTTTCTAATATGAATATATTTACTGTACTCAGCGTGGTCCCAAAACCTACCCTTTGCTTCTAAGAGTATTGTCTTACCCTCTATCTCTCGAACAAAATCAGCTTCGTATTTATGTTCAACAACATATTGTATGACATCCCAATGATGTTTCCAGTCTTGAAGTATTCCCAAATGAATGTCATACTCCCATCGACTGTCATACCCTTTAGGTACGTTAATCTTTTTAGGTCTAGGTTTTCTAGGTACTCTTCTAGGCATTAATGAATGCTCCGAGCTTCTCTTGAGTCTACTTCTATTTTAAGAATTGTTGATAAGTCTGTTAAAATATCACTGGGTATAGCATCAATTGGTTCACCACTGGCTAACTCGTGTGCAAGTAGTAATAAAATTTTTTCTAATCTATCATTATTTTTCATGTATAATATCCTCGAGAGTTATCTCATTTATTGGTTTAGTTTTTGAAACCTTTTTAATTTTTTTAACTATCCACTTTAATGAAAAAGAAGAAAGCCGAATCTGATTATTAGCATAAATATGAGTGTCTGTAGGTAGTAAATCAAATGCATTTTGTTTATCTATCTTTTCTTTTTCTGAATCAGACACCAAATTTTTAACCCAATCAACCAAGAGTTCTAGTGATTTTTTTCTAATTTTTTTAGCTCTTTGTGCATTCATAATATCTCCTCCACGTTTGGAACTTTAACAATATTTGTAAAATAAACTGGTCCTTTGGCATACTTAAAAACTCTTAAACCTTTACCATTATTACTGTCAGAATGGCACTTATATTTATAAGGACAATAGGTACATTCTTTTGGAAGCTTCATGTTTCCTGCTTTACCTTCGGCTATTGAAGGATAGCAAAAATCAGGAGGTGTTTTTTTCTTGATAGCTTTTTTTATAGTTTTAATTCTATCTTTAATATTCGGCTTATCTAAATCTTCAGGTCTAAAAAGAGTTAGTTCTCCAGTTTCTTTATTAATTACTAAGAAACCACCAGCACTGGTTTGTTCTGCTGCTTCATATCCGGCAAGTTGTGCTAGATAACCAAACGTATCTTGTTCTGCTAGTGTTCCATCATTAAATTTTTTAAATGCATATCCAGACGCTGACTTAACATCGACAACTTCACCATCAATTTTACAATCCATGTGTCCTTTAATTCCACTAACAGTTACTTCTTTTTGTTCTGAATCAACACTGTGTCCTGCAAGTCTAACAAAAAATAAAAGTAGAACCTCTAGTAGATGTCCATACAAAAATTTAATAAAAGTGCTTGGTTGTAGTTCAGTGTCGGCATCTTTTTCTTCATGCATATCAAACCATAACTGCCTATCAGGTTTTCCAATATTAGACATACGAAGATTATTAGACGTAGCCCTGTTAGCTCCAACAGGAGTAGCCCAGTCGACTAATGCTTGAGTCATATCTTCGCTAAACTTTTCTAAAAGTTTTGGAGGAATAACAATAGGCTCACCCTTTGAAAGGGATGATATTGTATTATATATATCAGGTACTAAATTGTCAAGCTGTTTCTTTTTCATATTCTTCCTCAGTTATACTATCAATTAAACTGATAGCTTTTTTAATAGACAGTTTAAACCATTCACCATTTCTTTCTATAGCTTGTTTGCTACAAAGCTTGTGTGCGTTTGATTCAGCAAGTCTTCTGTTTTTAAAGTCTTTATAATATTCAAGTTTATAATCCCGCATAGGCGAAGATGTTTGATATTGGTTACATCTGTCAATTGCTTCTATAGCCATACCAACTTTAATCCAGCCTTTCCAAGCAGGGTTTGTAATAATATATACTTGACCTTCTTTACTACTAGAATAGCTAGATAAAGATTGAAACGCAGCATCTTCAAATGTTTTGTAATGTCCGGGTTTATACAACGGATGAGTTTTACTTATGTACTTACCGTTAACAAACATTCGTTCTGTGTTTCTTTTAGTATATTTTTCTAAAGTCGCATAGCATGGAATACATACTTTTTCTTTTCTTTCTTTACGTGAGGGTTGCCAATTATCATCAGTTAATTTAACCCCACACTCGTTACAATTAATGTGTGTCACTCCAGTTTCCTCCTATTTTATATTCACCATCTAACGGACAACGCATGTTAAAATATGTTCCTGCATCTATAATACTTTCAACAGCAAGTTGACCAACTCTATTAGCTTGACATTCTTTTACTTCTATTTGCCATTCATCATGAATATTACCTACAAATTTATAATCAAGATTTGCAAGAGACAAACGAGTATTCAGTAGTATCAACCCCTTTTTCATTGCTACTGCTCCTCCTCCTTGTAATAAGGTATTTAAAGCAGCGTGTTCATGTCTAACAAATATCTTTCTACCATCTAAACCTTTTAAAAATTTTTTCTTTGCTGCTCTATCAACTCGTTCTTTAAGAGTTCTAAGTGTTGGGAGACTACTAAAAAAGCGTTCTCGCAACTTCTTACCGTCTGCTCTGCTTCCATTAACAATGCTTCCAAGTTTTTCGTCTCCTGCTCCGTATATGAGTGCATAGATGAAAGTTTTTGCCTGATCTCTTGATTCAAGTCCAGCAAACTTTTGGTTAGTTGTGTGAATGTCTCCATTGATAATTTCATTTACATACTCCTCGTCAGCCATGTAGTGTGCTAACATTCTTAATTCTAATCCACTTGCATCTACACCTACAAGTTTATATCCATCAGGTACTGTCCAACAAGACCTGCACTCTTTACCAAAAGGACTATATACAGCAGGTACTTGAGCCATGTTTGGGCTTCTGTGTGCCATTCGACCTGTAATAGTACCAGTACAAATAACAGAACCATGAACTCTGCCATCGTTTTTAACAGCATCTAACCATGACTCAACTTGAGCAGCTCTTTTTTGTAAGAGTAAAAACTCTGCAATTAATTGAGCTTCTTTAATATGAGATATTTTTTTTAGTGTTCCTTCATCAACAATAGGTTGTCCTGTTGGGGTAAATCTTTTAGGCTTCCAACCAAAATCAATTAAGTACTCACCTATTTGTTTTCTACTTCCAAGATTAAATTCTTGTAGCTCTTGCCTCATGAAAGAGTTCATATCATTAGTCTCTTTCCTTTCTAAATATTCCTCTTCAGTTAAACCTGACTTAGACAGTGTTCCATCTTTTTTAAGTTTTGGAAACACACGTTTAACATCCACAAGTTTAGGTTTAAAAGTATGATGAACTTCTGTTTCGACTTCTTTTTTTCTTTTATTTAAAGAACTTAATAAAAGTGTAGCATTTTTTTCATCAAATAAAAATCCTTGTTGTTCCTGATCTGATAATATCTTACTTGTTTCATGTTCAATTTCTACAGAATCTTTACTAAATCCTGAACTGTCTGATCTAAGTTTTTCTAAAACTAATTTATTTACTTTTACATCTTGAATACAATAGTCCATCATTTCTTTACTGTAAGATTTAAAATCAGGCGAGTCTGACTTAGGGCAGTTGAGTTTCCATCCCCATTTTTCTAGGCTGTGTCCACCTTCTCTTGTCGGGTGTAACAGTCTTGATAGGGTCAAGGTATCAAGAACTTTAGCATGTTTATATAAATCAACATGCTTTAGTTTTTTAATTATGGGGAGATCAAAGCCAATGATGTTGTGACCAACTAGAATATCGGCTGACTTTAGAAACTCAATGCCCTCGTCAATTTGTGTAGGATCAAATGAATATACTTTATTATTTTCATCAATAGCAACAATACACCAAATACTATCAGCAGCCGGAACTCTTTCCAGTTCCCCTGTTTCTTTATTTTTTGATTCAAATTCCCAAAGCAATCCATTCGTTTCAATATCAAATACTAATTCCATAATGTTATCCTAAAAAGAGTTTATAATATCATCTTCAATATTAAATTCATTATCAAATATTTCAGATAATCTTCCTGTATCTTTATCGTAAATTAAAGAAGTTGCCATGCCTACGTCACCTGTGTATCTTGATTTAAGTACACGAAGTCTTGTAGTCCTTGCTTCTTCTTGATCGTCTGATTGTTGATTACGTTCCAATGCAATCACACAATCTGATAGCTGTCCAATGCTGTTAGAGCCACGGAGGTGAGAGAGACTAACTTCAATTCCATTCTCATGTCCTTTGTTACCATCGACTCGTCTGAGGTGGGATACAAGAATTAAACCTGCACCCGTCTCTTCAACTAAACTTCTAAGTCTAGTCATAATATTATCAATGGCTCGTCTCTCATCACCTTCGGCAAGGGCACTCACCAGCATATGTAAATGATCTACGACCACCCACTTACAATCACAACCAACAATTAAATATCTTAACTTTGCAAAGATATCATCTATTTCATTTGTTCCAAAATGAGCATGTATAAATACTTTATCATCTGCAAAAACTTTATCAAACATAGCAATCAATGTATCTTCATTAAACTTTTCTCTTTCTTGATCAACATATAATCTAGCATTTGCTTCAATAGAAAGGACACCATCCACTGTTCTTCTCCAGTCCTCTTCAAGTGCTATGATTCCTACATTATCATTAGTATTTTTTACAAGCCAATGTTCTAGTTCCCTCGTGATACTAGACTTACCAAGTCCTGTTCCACCTGTAAGAGTTACAAGCTCACCTTGTCTCAAGCCATACAGCTTTTCATTTAAACCCTTCCAAGGGTAGGGAACACTTTCCTTTTTCTCACGATTTAAAAAGGCTTTTTGTTTTTCAGAAACACGTATGATACCACTTGGAGTATAGGTCTTTGCATCCCACCAAGAATTAGTAAATTCTTTATATTTTGATTTGATAAGCATGTCGTTAGCATCTTTGTAACCATTAGGAAGAGTTACAATTTTAGCTTTTCCCGGCTTAATTATAGTAGCAACCTTTTGAGCTGCTTCTCTACCTTGTTTATCTTTATCAAAACAAATAACAATATTATCAAAACTTTCTACATATTCTAAATTTTCTTTAATGTCTTTGACTGCTGAAGCTGCTCCTCTAATAATCGACACGACTGCCCACTTACTACCGAGTAGTTCATAGGCAGCCATAGCATCACACTCTCCCTCAGTAATCGTTAGATATTTTCCTCCTTCTTTAAATAATTGTTGTCCGAACAGTCCAACACCTGAAGGTGACACATCAAATGAGAACTTTTTATCACGAACATATCTAACTTTGTTAGCAGTAATTTCATTGTTAATATACAGTGGATAAATGTGTTGTGCTAATTGTCCTGCTTGATCATAAACAACTTTAACACCATATTTTTCGGCAGTTTCTTTTGAAATATTTCTATCAGAAAGTTTGGCAAAAACACCCCCATGGTGATTTAATTCTCTTACCGTTTCTCTTACAACTGGTGATTTTTGTAATGATTCTACTGTATTCTTGCTTTTAAAAGTTGGAAAGAACTCATCGCAACTAAAGCACTTTGCAGAACCATCTTCATTAACAGACAAGGCATCGCTGCTTTTACAAGCAGGGCAAGGCTGATGATACTTAATAAATTTTAATTGATTTTCCATGTTTGACCCTTGAAATAAAAAGGCACCCATATTGCAGAGTGCCTTGGTTAAAAATAACTATTGAGATTCAGTTGTATCTTCTTTCTCAGTAGTCTCTGTCTGCTCTATCTTAGCTTCATCACACTCTAAAAGTAACTGTTCCAAGTTAGCTCTATGTGTTCGTGAAGCAAAGTCTAAAGCTTCAATAACGACTTGCAAAGTACCTACTTTTTGTACAGTTACAGTAGCTTCCTGCTTCTTTTGCTCATCGTCAATGTTATTGATGTCGAATAAGTTTTCACCATCTTCATTTCTAATAGTGATAATCATTTTAAAATTCTTCTCCACCATCAATAGCTTCAAACTCTGCACCATCCCCTGACTTATACTGTACTAAGTCAAGCACTTGCATAGCTTGAAAATCAAGCCCTTTAAAGTTTCCATATTTATTCGAAACTTCCCATTCATTATATTGAACTTTAACTCTAGAACCATTGCCTACTAACTCATCCATTGGGACTTTGTTAGCATCTACAAGCGTGGGTGCTTTGCGAACCATCCCGTTGGGACCATTCACTTTACGTTTAAAGTTTATAGATCGACCAACAACTTCGTCTTGAATCGTTAGATTTTTTACTTTAAATCCACGTCTTTCAAAGTCATCAGCCACTGAATCCTCAAGCACTAAATCTACTGTATACACAGGCTCAAACTTAGTGTTTGGGGTTGTTACACTAGCCCAATAGGCTACTCCTTCTTGTATTGCCATATAAATACCTCCTTGGTTTGGCGTTTTGTGAAAACAATTATACACTAATCACTTGAGGATGTCAAG